GGGCCAGTACAGCAAGACCAATGGAACAACACTTGGTGGCGCTGTGAGACAGTGCAATGTAAAGACGGAAAAAACAGGCTCATACCAACTGAATCCGAGATTTTCCCTTTGGCTCATGGGATATCCAATAGAATGGGGACGCTGCGCGGAGCGGGTAACGCCATTGTCCCGCAAGTCGCGGCAGAAATAATCAAGGCATTTGTATGAAACAAGACATGGTAAATAGCCCATCGCACTACGCCGATCAGGGAGTTGAGTGTATTGATTACATCAAGCAGCAACTCACTGCTGACCAGTTCAGGGGTTATTTACTTGGCAACGTCACAAAGTACATCCATCGCCACAACTACAAAAACGGGCTGGAAGATCTGAAGAAAGCCCAGTGGTATCTGGATCGCTATGTTTTAGCGTATGAAAGCAAAGAGTGATCATATCTCATGGAAATAATGTTAGATGTCAGTCCAAGAAGATTGGCAGAAAAATCGGAGCAATTTGATTTTGAGTTTTGGCAATTGCGAACTCCGCTCACAGCGAATGCCATTGCTGGTGTTCCATACGGGCTTGATAATGGCTGCTTTAAGCGATTTGATCAAAAAACCTGGGAGCGAATGCTAGACGATTGCTTTGAGCAAAAAATGCCAAAGTTTGCTTGCTTGCCAGACATCGTGGGAAACGCTCAAAGAACAATTGAACTTTTTCATGAGTTTGAATTGCGAACAAATGGGATTCCGAGGGCGTTAGTTCTGCAAGACGGGATCAACAATATAACGATCAACTGGTCGAAAATCTCCGCTGTTTTTGTTGGCGGCACAGATGCCTTCAAGATAAGCCCGGAGGTTTTTGAAACCTGCAAAGCAGCGAAAATGCTTGGAAAATGGATTCATGTGGGCAGAGTGAATACCATTCAAAGACTTGCACACTGGATTGATATCGCAGATTCAATCGACGGCTCTGGGATCAGCAAGTATGATCACATGCTTCAGGAAGTTGTTGATTTCATAAAGGGCAATCATCAATTTGATAAAAATATGAATTTGTTTCCGGGATTAAATGATGAAACCAATTAAGCGAATCGGCAAGGCAGTTCGAGAGATCGTGCAGACTTCCACAGAACTGCAAGCTGGCTACCTGGCTCTGTCAATTTTGGCTCTGATGATCATCCTGGCACTGATATGAGACAAGAAAGCGAACTGAACATAATTGAACACTGCGACCAGTGTACTCACCAAATCCGAGACAAACATAATCCGAATCGTTTATACTGCGCCAAACTCACTAAACAATATGGGTTTGGGGTGGAAATATGCGTAAATCGGAATTTCCCAACGAGTTGCCCGCTGCCGAAAGTCTGACAGTTGATAATCCCTGTGTCGGGATCTGTTCGACCAGCACTGTCGGATCAATCTTCTGCGTGGGCTGCAATCGATACTATAAAGACGTGATCAATTGGAACGCTTACGGCTTGGATGAAAAGATCCTGGCCATGATGCGAGCCGTCGAGCATCGCAAAGCCAAAGAAAAGGGCTTTGTGGATGACAATCACGACTACTTGGCGAACAATCTGAAGTCTTGATATAATCCCGTCATCAGCTGCTTGGGGCGGCTGCGCATTTTGTACGGGGTACAGATGGCAAAGATTGGCAACCAGGGCGATGGTGGTGGTAGACCGCCAGTTGTTTTTTCGCCCGAAGATATCATCCAAGTAGAAGCACTGGCTGCGGTAATGTCCAAAAGGCAGCTGGCTGATTACTTTTGCATCTCCGAAACTACTTTCCGCGAAATCGAAGGCAGACAGCCGGAGGTTTCTGACGCATATAAAAAGGGAAGGGGAAAAGCAATCGCAACTGTGGGGCAATCGCTCATTCAGCAGGCGATGGATGGCAACACTTCTGCATCGATTTTCTACATGAAAACGCAAGCTGGTTGGCGCGAAACCGACCAGGATGTTTCCAGGCAGGAACCGATCACAATCAATCTGATCAAGCCGGATGGCTGATATACGGCCAACAGCGCCGCAGTATGAATACATCACCAGCGAAGCAAAGTTTCCGGCTCTCGTGGCTGGATTTGGTGCTGGCAAGACTGAAGCGGCGATCCTGCGGTCGATATTCGGGATTCTGCGAAACCCAGGGCTGAACCGGGGATTCTATGAACCGACCTATGATCTGATTCGGATGATTGCATGGCCGCGTTTTGAGCAGACGCTGACGCAGATGGGAGTTCCGTACAGGCTCCAGAAGTCTCCGCTGAACCAAATCACCATCGAGGGTTATGGCGTGATCTTTTTCCGCAGCATGGAGAATCCGAACCGAATCATCGGATATGAGCATGCTGACGCGGATATCGACGAACTGGATACTCTCAAGAAGGATGACGCTGCCCACGTTTGGCGGCAAGTGATCGCCAGGAACAGGCAGCAGAAGCCAGACGGCATCAACTCCATCGGCGTGACCACAACGCCAGAGGGCTTCCGATTTGTTTACGACACATGGAAGCGCGATCCGCAGCAGGGATACGAAATCATCCAAGCGCCGACCAGATCCAACAAGCATCTGCCGCCGGGTTACATTGAATCCCTGGAGGATATCTATCCAGCCAGCTTGCTGGACGCCTATCTCGAAGGCAATTTCGTCAATCTCACATTTGGCACGGTCTACAACAGCTATGAGCGCAAAATGCACCATAGCCGGGAGACTATTCGCCCAGGTGAGCCGCTGTATATCGGATGCGACTTCAACGTCACCAAGCAGTGCGCGGTGGTCTATGTCCGGCGCAACGGCGATGAATGGCATGCAGTTGAAGAATTGATCGATATGTACGATACGCCGGATATGATCCGAATCATCGAGGATCGTTATTCCGAGCATCCGATCTATATCTACCCGGACGCTACTGGCCGAGCTAGGAAAACAGTGAATGCCAGCACTTCTGACATATCGTTGCTTGAGCAAGCTGGATTCATGGTTCGCGTCAAGAAGTCGAATCCATCTGTAAAAGATCGTGTCATGGCAGCGAATGCTGCTTTTGAGCGCGGTGTGCTATACTGCAATGCTATAAATTGCAAGACTCTGGCCGAATCATTCGAGCAGTTGGCTTATGACAAGAATGGCGAGCCAGACAAGAAAAGCGGACTTGATCACGCCATTGATGCTGCGACCTATCCGATTGCGTATGAAATGCCAATCCAGAAGCCAGTGGCCCATATACCAGTGAATTTCAGCATGTAGAGGCATCGAAATGTCTGTATCAAATACTCACGTCGATTACGACAAAGCCCTGGATGAAAAGTGGAAGCTGACGCGCAGCGCGGCTGCCGGCGTTACTCTGAAGGATTCCAGGGAGTTCATCACCAGACGAACTCACGAAGATGATAACCAGTATACGATCCGGCTTGAGAAAGCCATCTATACGAACTACACCGGGCGAACTCTGTCCGGGCTGAAGGGCGCGATCTTTCGGCTCGATCCGAGAGTTGAGTTGCCGGACGATCTGGATTTCATGCTCCAAAACGCTGATGGCGCTGGTCAATCAATCATCCAGGTTGCCAAGTACGCGACCGATGAAGTGATGCTGACGGGGCGTTTCGGCATGCTTGCCGACTATCCGAGCGTCGAGGAAGGGCTGACTGCCGAGCAGATCAATCGCATGGGCTTACAGCCGCACATTGCGACCTATACCGCTGAATCAATCATCAACTGGCATGTTCATACCCATAATGGCAAGCAACATCTGGGAATGCTGGTTCTGAAAGAGCAGAAGCAGGTTCATTACGACGAATTCGTCTGGGACTATGTTGACCAGTACCGAGTTCTGCGGATGAACGACGAATATCAGTACACTCAGCAGGTTTATGACCAAGATGGCGATCCAATAACCGATGAGATCGTGATTCGGGACGCAGCTGGTCAGCCATTCGATCATATTCCATTCTATTTCATTGGGTCGAACAATAATCTGCCCAGCATCGATGAGCCTGTGCTGTATGACATCGCTCGGGTGAATATTAGGCATTTTCGTAACAGTGCTGACCATGAAAACAATCTATCG